ATTCATTCTCAATAGCGCATTTGTTCATTAAATAAGTTAAAGCATTATTTTGTTTATTTAAGTAACTATTGTCAATTTGAGTAGTACAACCAAGAACGAAAACTTTACAATTTTCGCCGAATCGAGTCATGATTAGTTTAGCAGAAGCTTCACTATCATTTTGAAATTCATCTAGGATAACGATTGCATTTTCAATTGTACTTCCTCGTAAGAAACCTTCATACTCAAATTGAATGTTATAATCAGTAACGAACTCTTGTACTTTCTCATCAATTTCTTCTTTGGTTTTACCTTTGAATTCTTTGTATTTGCGTTTGATTAATTTCTGAATAGTATTAAACATAGGTTTCATATAAACAGACATCTTAGCGTCCAAATCTCCAGGGAGGAATCCTAGTTCTTCTTGCTTGTTATCAACGGAAGTTACAGTTTTTCTGATGTAAACGATTTTATCGTAAACAGAGTTCTTAGCGTCCTTTAGAGCGCATGCGGCGGATGTTGCAATGATGTTTTTACCACATCCTGCTGAACCTTCTACTACTACAATATCTGTAGTATCTGATAACATTAAGTGACTTAACACCTTCTGACCAATATTCAATGGAACAGCATTTTGCTTGACTAAGAATTTCTCATCGACTTCTCTAATGATAGCTGATTCCTTATATCCATAAGTAGGTTTACCTGTTTCTGTATTAATAAATTCAAAACCTGAAACAGAATACGGAATATTAAAACCTGTTGTAATTAACTCATCAATACTTATTGGTAATTTAATATCATAGTTTAATTCATATTTCTTAAAGAACTCTATCTCAGAGATTTTCTTATTATTAGTTTTGAATGATTGCACTTTAAGCTTATCAAGAGAGGCTCTAGTTCTGAAAGCAATATCATTAGAAAGTACTACAAAAGTCTCATAGTAGTCTTGTATCTTAGTAGCTGTCTCAATAATTCTCCTATCACTAAGAATCTTCTTATCTGTGTTCTGCTCATTAGCATCGAACTTTAGTAACGATACGAAGTGAATGGTTATACCATCTTTCTGTACTACCATTCTTCTAGCAGTATGATTAATATCAGACTCTTCAATAATATCTGCTTCTTCACAGAATCTATTAAATTCACGAGCATTATAGTTGATAATATCTAAACCTGATTTTTTAGCATCAAGCTCATCTAAAACTGTATCACAAATGATGATTGTATTTTCGCCGTTGTTTGAAAGGGTAAGTAAGTGTTCGGGGGAATCCAAAATTATATTGGTGTCTAGGTAGAAGTTTTTCATAGTTACTCCAAAGAGAGAATTTTTATTTACGATTAATCAATACTATAATATGTATTATTTCATTTATTATCCTTTATTGTTTACTATAGTATTTATTATATTTTTGACTAGTTAAGTTAACCGTATCAACAAAGAACCCTATATACTTATATATCTCTTCTACGTGCCTTGAAGATTTATATAGGTCTATATCCATCCATTCTGTGTCCTCTAGATCAAGCCTAAACATACAACACTTCTGTCCTATTTCATCTTTAGTGCTATAAAAGTATTCCCCATTAAACATACCGTCTATCTTTAGTACCTTGAAACTAACAAAGTAAGTGCTGTCTTTTTTATTCAGTCCTGTCTCGTAGCTTAATACTATGTTATCTTGATTATTATCGTTTTTAAATGTTAACATTTATTACCTTTTATATGCGGAGTTATTTCCACATATGATCTCGTCGAGTTCTTGAATTTTTTGAACTTCTGAATTTTTTAACTGCCATAGAGTATAATTTTTCAGCACTATAACCACCACTGAATGATTCGCTACGTAACTTAGCTGATTGTAACCAATACTCTGTAGGGACTACAACACCTCTTCTAGATATTCTACTAAATATGTATAGACGGATAACAGGTACTAGCCCCATTTTTAGGATGAATGGTTTAAGCATCTGATAAGAAACGTGAATAGGGTTTCCTCGTTTAATATTATCTTTATTAATCATCAATATAAGTTTCATTAATGTTAAGCGTAACGGTACAGGAATCCAATGGAAGTTTAATCCTAGCATGTATCCTTTACTACGTCTGAGTACCATTACTAATGGTGTTTTATCGTAGGTGTTCTCTTTGAACTTTGCATCGTAGCGGTAGAATAGTAAGTTGCCTGCTAAGAAGTCTTGAGCTTTGAAATTGTTCAATTTTGTCTGCATAAGATTCTTAAACATCTTCGCCGCTTGGACTTCATCAGCTTTAGTAACTACAGTCTTCTGTACGTCACTGTAAGTATCCTTAATGCTCTTATCTACTGTAGCAGGGTCTACGGTAGGTTCAATGGTTTTCGTGGCTTCTGAGGTGGGTGCTGTTGCTTCTGCGGGTTTATAACCAACTGAAGATGATGTAATCATTGATGATTCACCAATAGGTTTAGAGCTTGAAATAGAGATGGAGCTTGTATTACTTCCCGAAGGATTAGAAGAGCCTATCTTTTCTATATTCTTATAATCTGCCATTGTTTCTCTTTCTATAAATAATTAAGATATTTATAGGATTACATATGAAAACATTATTAGAATTAGTTAGTGAGGCTGAGGTTGAATCATTCAAGAATTTAGATTCATTAGCGCTGTACAATTTTATCACTAAAGACGATCAGATTGAATACTTTAAATCGATTGCTTCGGATGAGGATATGTTTACTAAAGAGTTACAGAAAGAGGCTAAAGTATTGAATCTTAATGTGTCGTTGAAGGATATAGATGAGGTGCTTCAGGAGTTCCTGAAGCCTTCAGATGATAGTATTAAGCTGTAGGTGTTGCGTTACCATACTTAGCAGTTATCATTTTAGAAGCTACGTTATGAGCTCCTACTACTGCTAGATAAATAAGCCAAATATCAGGCGTTAATGTAGCTTTATATGCTTGCATAATAAAAACACCTGTTGTAGTAGCGTAAGCAATATTAGTCCATACTTTAGTATGACTGATGCAACCTGTGGTTGGGTCTGTTATAAGTTCTGAAATTTTCATTCATGAATCTCCTTTAAAAAGAATTAACCAAGATCGCCGAAAACGGGGTCTTGGTTTTTAACGAGTTTACTCTGAGTTTCTTGCTCAAGTTTTTCAGCAGATTTATTCTGAATATCGAATAACAAACTGAAATTTGGAATCTCATCAGGTGATGTTGTGATATTGATATCATCCATATTGAAATTGTAAGGTTTACATTTAAGAATGTATACGTTCTTTTGATTATCATAAACGAACATATTATTTAACCCATTCACTTGTGACTCTATATCAACGATCTCAAGAACCTTCTTACTAGGAAGAACGATCAAATCACCTGTACCTTTTTGGAACTGTTTATCAGGATAAACTTTTAGTAATGAATTATAAGAAATCATTAAGTTAGTACTATCCATACCCAATATGCCAAATTTAGAGAACAAGTCATTATGGTTCTCGAATCCTGCAGTATTCTCAGGATAAACGCTTACTTGAAATACAGAATCATTATCTGCACGTAAATGTGTGAACTCTGAATAAATTTTATCCATATTGACTTTTTGAGTTTTGATATAGTTGATACTGAAACCATAGATGTCAATTACTTCACTAGTAAGATTCCCTGATAGTTCATAATCTGTAGCATTATTACTTAAGTTCCAAGACATCGGTTACTCCTCCGTTTTTCATTGCTCTAATAATTTCATCAACACTCGCACTTACTGTGTTAATCTGAACACTTCCATTCACAGTAAGCTTGCCTTGTTGTGTTTCTTTTGGTTTAGATTTGTTAATCATTTCCTGCATAACCAATATATTCTTGTACGTTTCAGTTAATAGTTTAAGTGAGTTATTCACGGTTCCCACTAATGATGAGTACGCTGAAATAAGATCAGGGTCTTGATTATCCAAATCAGCCATCGAAGCAGTTAAAGCTCCAATAACAGTTTTACCATTCTTAATAGTCTCTAATAGCGTATCCCTAATAGTTCTAAAGTCAGCCTTAAGTGTTTTAATATCTATAATCTGAGTATCATCAGTTTCTTCAACAATCTCAGTAACTTCATCAGCACCTAAGTGTTTAGATATCTCGTTTACTGTTGATTGGGTTATATCGAAATATTGATTAAGAGAATCTAGTTTTGTAGCTAAAGCGGTAGCTCTATTTTGGTCAATTGTCATATTAGCAACTTTCTTTATAGGTTTTAAGTACGTTTAAGATTCTTTCAGCTATACCTATACTTAAGTCAATATCCATATTTTTAATGGATATTGACAATTCAGGCACTAGTGTGCCTATTAGTGACATTATTTCTTCCCGACGAACAACTCTACAACAGCAGATACGATAACTGCGGCAACTGAAGAGGCTATAACTACCTTCGTTTGAAGAACAGCTAATGCTACTTTAATTTCCGCTATCTTATCAGATAGTTTATCGATGTCTTGTTGAATCTTATTGATTGTATTATATAGCATGTCTTCAGCCATTGTTATCACCAAGTCCTGTAAATTTATAAGTGTCTAATAAGTTCATTAGAATGTCTCGATATTCCGAAGGAGTAAGATCATAATTGTGTATTGCATCTTTCAGCGCAATATACTCATGTGTTACATCTCTACCTGCACCAACAGTTCCAATAATAATACCTTGAGCATTTCTAAACACGTTTTTGTGTACTTCAAGGTATATC